ATATAGCAACACAATCAGGTCAAATTTTAATCACATAAGATGGCAGAAATATTAGAAGTTAAGACAGTTGTTGATACAACAGCAGGAGAGAAATCTCTTGAAAGCATTGTTAAGAAAATGGACACCTTGCTTGATGCTCAAAAAGAGCAGTTGAAGAATCAAGAAGCAATAGCTGACGCAACAAAAGAAGCAGGAACGAAAGGTGTTGCTTCAATTAAAAAACTTGCTTCAGGATTTAAAGGTGTAGGACTTGCAATTAAAGCGGCAGGTCTTAAGTTACTTATTGGAGTTTTTGAAACGATAAAAACATTGTTCGAAGAGAATCAAAAAGTAGCAGATTTATTTTCAACTGCAATGAATGGTTTACAGATTGTATTCAATGATTTTGTAGACTTAATTACTAACAATGCTCAACCTGTTGCTGACTTTTTCAAAGCGATATTTGATGACCCATTAGGCTCAATTAAAGACTTTGGTAATGCGATAAAAGAAAACCTGATTGAAAGGTTCAATAGTTATTTAGATACTTTAGGCTACGTTGCAAAAGCTATCAAGCAAGTATTTGAAATGGATTTTTCAGGAGCATTAGAAAGCATTAAACAGGCAGGAAAAGAATCAATAGATGTTTTAACAGGTGTAAACAATAGCTTTGATAAGGGAGTTGAATTAGTAACAAAAGCAACGGAAGCAGTTACTGAATATGTCAAAGAAACTTACAATAGTGCAGCAGCTTTGGTTGAGCAAGAAAAAGCAATGGCACGAAGTGAAACAACAAGTAGGATGTTGCAGCTTTCATATCAAAAACAGGCTGAAGAGCAAAGGCAAATTAGAGATGATGAAACAAAAACATTTCAGGAAAGGATTGCAGCGAATGAAGAATTGGCAAGGATTTTAAAAGAAGCGGCAGAGGTAGAAAAAGCGGAGGTTCAAACAAGGATAGACAACCTTCTAAAAGAACAAGAGTTATTAGGCTTTAAACAAGAAAGAGCAGATGAAATTTATGCTTTGACAGTTGAACAACTTGACATTGATGAAAGACTTGGAGGTATAAAATCAGAGCAATTAACTAATCAAAATTCATTACTAAGGGAACAGAAAGATATAGTAAGCGAATTGGCATTGCTTGGAAAAGATGAATTTGAAAGGCAAGAACTTGAAGCGGAACAAGAAAAAATAAGAAGGGAGCAAGAAGCAGTATTAGCAATAGAAGATGCACAAGCATTGGCAGACGCATTGGTGGCAATAGATACTGAGTACAATAATAAAATAAAAGAGATTGACGAGAATAGATTAAAAGCAAAAACTGCAATTGATGATGCAGAAAAAGCGATGTTATTAGGCAGAGTCCAAGCGGCAGGTGCTGCAATCGGTCAACTCGGAGCATTATTTGAAAAAGGAACTGCTGCTTCAAAAGCTGCGGCAATCGCTGAAATTGCAATAGGAACAGGTGTTGGTTTTATTCAAGGATTAGATATTGCTCAAAAAACGGCAGCAGCAGGAGGACCATTGGCAGGAATAATATTTCCAACATTTTATGCGACTCAAATTGCGGCAGTATTAAGTTCGGCTGCTAAGGCAAAATCTATTTTAGCAACTGCTAAAGGTGGTGGAGGTTCAGGTTCAACACCATCTGCTCCAAGCGTAGGAGGTGCAAGACCATCATTAGAAACTCCACGAATCCCAAACTTTAATGCACAGAATCAAGGTGTAGGGGGAAGAGATGGATTCGGATCAGTTAGGGCAGTAGTAATTCAACAGGACATCAAAGACTCTGCTTCCTTAGATAACAGGGTTGATGACCTTGTAAAGATTGGTAAATAACTAATTGCTTTGAATCCATTCGTAAACTTCAGAAGCTAAGTAATAAGGTGCTGCGTTTTTCGGTTTGTGAATAGGTAAACCTTTCTTGACGTAGTTGTCAATCGTTCTTAAAGAGCATCCTATCATCTCACAGACTTCAACCTTCCTGAGTATTTCCAAATCTAAAAAGTATTTTATTGGTTTTGCCATAACGCAAAAATAAGCAAAGGAAGGAAACCATACAAATGTACCTTGTATTGTTCTGTAATTTTGCGTTAATGAAAAGATTTGAACTTAAAAAGAAAGATTGGTTGGACAGTTCTGTATTCAGAATCGCATTGGTAGAATCTCCTGCAATTGAAACCGACTTTATTTTTTTATCAAAAGAAGATAAACCTATTCAGCTTTCAGTTCAAGACGAAAAGCGAATGATATATTCGCCTGTTCTTATTCCTGACAAGATTATTCCAAGAGTATCTGATGCAGGTGATCCATACGAAATTTATTTTTCAGGAGAAACTATTGAGGACATCGCCAAAGACTATATGCTTAAAAAGGTAACATTGGGAGAATGGAATAGCGAACACAACGAAAACCAAAAGTTGGAAGGTGTTGATGTTGTAGAAAATTGGATTGTTGAAAATCCTTTAAATGACAAAGCTACTGAGTTAGGATTTAAAGTTCCTGCGAAGACTTGGATGCAGGGAACATATATTTCTAACGATGAAGTTTGGGCAAAAATTAAAGACGGAACTTATAAAGGCATATCGGTTGAAGCTGATATGAATCACGAATTAACACAATTAAATAAATCAGAAATGAGTAACACAAACTTGAAGTTAGATGCTATTCTAACAAAACTTGGTGAAATGATACCAAGCAAAAAAACTGAATTGGCATCAATGGATGTTGGTGAAGGAGTAATGATATACGCTGAATCATTTGAGGAAGGTGCTAAAGTTTACGCTGACGAAGCAATGACTGTACCTGCTGAAGGTTCTTTTGAAGTAGATGGTAAGACAATCACTATTGAAGGTGGTGTTTTAGTATCAATGACAGAAGCTGAAGACTTGATGAAAGACAAGGAAGAAGAAATGGGATACAACAAGAAAGAAGAAATGATGGAAGAAGAGGTTGTCGAAGAAGTGAAAGAAGTAGCTAAAGAAGACGTGAGCGTTCTTATTGACACTTTAGTTGATGCAGTTGCTGCACAAGTTGAAGCTGCTGAATCAATGAAGAAGGAAAACGAAGAAATGAAATCTGAGTTGGCTTCTGTCAAAGAAAAACTTTCAAGCCTTGAACAAGCGACAAATCTAAACACAGAAAAATTATCAAAGGTGTCAAAAGAAACACCAAAATCAATCACTAAACTAAGCAACGAAAGCGGAAGTTCAGTTGCAAATTATTTTAACAACAGATTAAATTATTAAAAAATGGCAGTAACTATTACACAGGCTTCCGATTCTATTAGTAGAGTAGAGGAAGTATTTTTGGAAGCAGTATTACAAGCAGCATCTTTTGATGCAGGTTTTGGAATTAAGCAAGTACAAGGCACAAGAGATAAATTCTCAATGTGGGAAATGACAACAGGAACAGACATCGTTCAGGCATATGCAGCAGCACCTTCAGAAGCAGGTACAGCAGCAATCAGCGATACTGAGTTTACAATTGACAAAAAGTCAATTAACCTTCCGTTACCTTACGATTTGTTCAAGAACACAGAGTGGAAAGATGCAGTAGCAAACATTCACGCAATGGGTATTCCTGAAGAGTTGAAAGTAGCAATGGTTTCAAACATTTCTGAGAAAGCACTTAAAGTTGTAGAAAGCGAGTTATGGTCTTCTAACGCAGGAGCAACAGGTGACCCTACTGCAACTATCAACGGATTCTGTAAATTGATTAATGACAAGCTAACGGCTGCATCATTAACAGGTCAAATCCTTTCAGGTGCTAATTCATTAGTTGACCCTACAACAATTCAAGCAAGACTCAATGCAATGGTTGACGTTATTCCAACTGCTTTATTAAACGAACAAGCTGATGTATTCTTCCACGTTTCTCCTGCTACGGCTTGGGCATACAGAAGAAGTTTACAGACTCAAAATATGGCAGTTCTTTCTTCTGAGCCAACTAACTTCGGAGGATTCGGAATCAAGGTTGTTCCAAACTTGAACTCAAGATGGGCAGTACTTGGTAAGACTTCAAACTTAGGAATAGGTTTACCATCTGCACCAAACGATATCATCTCTTTAGATGTTATTGACCAAAGAGATAACTTGAAAAATCAAGCTAACATCTTCGGAAACTTCGGATACGGAGCAGGAGCAGTAACAACTGATTGGGTTACTTACGAGGACACTTCAGCATAATTTATATTTTTGGGGAATGATTAAGTTCATTCCCCTTCATTACTAAAACAAAAACTATGTCTTGTACATTAACATTAAGTGCCTACAAAAGAGGTTGTGCAACTCCTTCAGGAATTGATTCAATCTACCTTATAGATCACGAAGCGAGAAAAAGTTCAGAAGTTGTTTTTAGTATTACCAACGGAGCGTTAACGATTACAAATGCAGGTTCGTTAGTTCCTGCGTATCACGTTGAGCCTGTATTTAATACTTCAACAGTTACGACACCTATTACTTCAGATGCTACTTCTAATGCTTTCAAATATGACAGAAACTTAGAATTTAAGTTGGATGGGTATGATGCTTCAATTTCTACTTTGACTGAAAACTTGGTAAAAGGTAGAACGGAAGTTTTAATCAAATGGGTAAACGGAAGCTACACTTATATGGGTAACGAAAGAGGTTGTTCAGCAACAGGTAGTGATGCAGGTACTTCAGGAACTGCTTTATCAGATGCTAAAGGAGTTACTTTGACCTTGATGGAAGAAGCTACTGCACCAATGCCAATGGTTGACTTCGCAGAATTTAGTGCTGCGTTTGCAATAACTGAACCTGCTTAATATGTATTTATTTGGGAATTACGAAGGCTCAAAATCTAAGTTGATTATTGACGCCAAAACAAAAAAAACGGAAATTGAAAAGTTTCTAAAAGAAAATCCTGAATTAAAATCATATATTACCAACAAAGAAAAGGTAATTGCTCAGTATAAATTGATGGGTTTGGAATTACCAAAAGTAGAAATTAAGACTAAAAAGAGTGGTTCTAAAAAAAGGTAAGTACCAATACAAAAGGGTAGCATTCGAAATTACGGATGCTACCACTTTTAAAAACATCAAATGGGTTCTTGACAAATTTCCTGAATTAGAATCAGTAATTTTACAGAATCCAAAACCAAAAAAGAAAAAGGTAAGTGATAACGATAACGAAGAATCAGGTAAGTCCGATAAGAGTAAGGCTAAATCAGAGTAACGTAGTTGGTGATACAATTACAATTACGCTTGATAGTCCTTCACGAAGTCAGCTTGTTTTTTCTTCAGTTATTACAACCATAAGCGATGGGTATTATTCCTTTGATTTAGATGTAGCAGATACATCTCAATTGATAGATGATACCTATTTTTATACCATATCGCAAACAGATGTGGATTTAAAAAAGGGAGTAGTTAGATTCTTAGAAGATACAGATACTAATAATACTTTTGATTATACATTAGATTTCACATTAGCGTAATGAAGATTCAATTATCAAGATATAAGACTAACGCAATACAAGGACAAAGAAGGTTAAGCACCTACTATCCAAATGCGTTTGACAACCTTTTCTCTAACTACTTAAATTCACTTTACAACAATAGTCCAACGCACCAATGTATTATTGATGATTTGGCACAACAAATTGTTGGTTTAGGATTAACCTGTGATGATAAAGAAAAGGATGCAAAATTGCAGGAGTTCTTTAAAAAGAAAAACTTGCTTTCTATTGCTTCAGGTTTATTAGTTCAGGAAAGTCTTAGCTTAGAGATTCGCAGAAATCCATTAATGGAAATCAAAGCGGTTGAAAATATCAATGTAGCACATTTCAGAGTTGTAGAATTAGAGGATGGTTATCCTTGCAGGTTTTCTTACAAGGAAGATTGGAATCCAAAAAGTCCAATTTACAACTACAAAAATACATACATAAATTCTTACAATAACGAAGAAGCAAAGTCACTTCTTTACTATTACGATAGCGGAACTTTTAACACACCTTACGGTAGACCTAAATACCTTTCAGCAGCAGATGCTATTGAGTTAGAAATTGCGATTTATATGATGCATAATCATGGAGCGCAGAATGGTATGTTCCCTTCAATGATTATATCAAAAGAAACAAGTGGAGATGCTGAGATTGACAAACAAGATTCGGTTGAAACGCAAAACCAAACAACAGGAGCAGCAAACGCAGGTAAGGTAATAACAACCTTTTACCGACAAGGTGGTAATGCTCCAACCTTTTCAACGCCTAACTTAACAGGCATTGATAAGATTTATGAGAACCAATATGAAACTGCTGAGATTGGGATCTTAAAGGCTCACAGAATACCATCAGCTAATTTAATTAGTGGGTTAAATTCTAAAGGTTCGGGGTTTACTTCGGAAACTGAAGAACTTGCATTTGCTACTGAGCGAATGATGGAGAAGATAATCATTCCAAGAAGAGAACAAATCCTTGAAATTCTAAGTCCAATATTTGCAGAATTAGAATGTGAAGATGTAAGGTTTAAAGAAGTGAAAGAAAAGCCTACTCATATAATGCCTGATGGAAGCGTAATGGATGGGGAAGTTCATACAGAGGTAGTTGAAGAAGAATTAACTGTTAATGATTCTGTAAAGAATTTGACAGGCAGACAGATGCAAGGGATTGAAAGAATAGTGCGAAAGTATGGAAAAGGGGAACTGACAGAACCACAAGCTAAATTGATGCTTCAAAGTGGTTACGGATTTAGCGAAAGCGAAGCAAATATTTGGTTACAAATTGAGGAACAAGTTCAAGAAAACCTTTCTAAAATAGAATTATCTTACAACGATTATCCGAAGTCAGCAAGTAACAATGCACAAAGAGCATTGGATTGGGCAGAGAAAAACGGATGGGGAAGTTGTGGAGAAGCAACAGGAAAGAACAGAGCAAACCAATTAGCTAAAGGCGAAAATATTTCAAGAGATACCATTGCAAGAATGGCTTCTTTTAAAAGACACCAACAACACAAAGACGTTCCTTATTCAGAAGGTTGT